TAGATATGGAGGGCCGGTCTGGGGGGCTTCTGAGAGCGGCTTTTTGGGCATTAAGAAGCCCCTGCTTGTTTTGGGGCAGGGGTTCTTGGGGGTTTTGCTTGGTTTTGGTCGGTCTACACCCTCTGGTGGGGGGTGTATCCCGCTTGCCTTGCCTAGCCTAGGGGGGGTTCCCCTGATATTAAGTCCCGCGTGTCCCACGGGGGTTACGCGGGGTGTGGTGGGACGCTGTGGGCTTTTAGTTGAACGTTTCTGGTTGGGAGGTTTTTGTGCCGCAGAATGGTGGTGGTGCCGGTTGGTTGTGGGATGATGAGGCTGGGGCGAAGGTGATGCCGCCTAAGTGGGTGGCTTTGTTGGAGTGGTTTTTGTTGGGGCCTGATCGTGAGCCGAAGTTTCAGTATGAGTGGGCGGTTGAGAATGGTATTCATGAGGATTCGTTGCGGCGCATTAAGCGTGATCCTCGGTTTGCCCGTGAGTGGGATCGTCGCGCTGCTGAGTTGAATGTTCACCCGGAGCGCACCCAGTCGGTGATTGATTCTTTGCATGTGGCTGCGGTTGGGGGTTCTGTTCAGGCTGCGTCTTTGTATTTGCAGTATGTGGAGAAGTTTACGCCTCGGCGTCGTGTGGTGTTGGATGATGACCGTGAGGCTACTGGTTTGTCGGATTTGGAGTTGGCTGATGAGTTGGAGGGGCATGTGAGGCATTTGAGGGTGGTGGATGATGGTTTGGCCTGAGGTCACTGAGCGTGTTAAGTTGGGCGACTGGTATGAGGATGAGGGTTCGTGGGGTGAGCGCCCGGAGGGTTTGGTTCGCACGTCGTTCGGGGTGGAGGAGTTTGAGGTCGAGGGTCGGTTTGTGGTGCCGGACGCGGTGTTGGGGCCGTGGGGGGACCCGTTTCACGATGAGGAACCTTTGGTGTGCGGTGTGGACGAGGTTGATGTCTGCGAGTCGTGCCAGTGAAAGCCGTGTGGGCGACGTTGGCGACGTGTGGGTTTATTGGGTTGACGGTGTGGGTGTCTGTTCGGGTGTTACGTTCGTTGTTCGGGTAGATGAAAGTTTGGATTGATCAAGATCTGTGCACCGGCGACGGTATCTGTGCCGAGATTTGCCCGAAGATTTTTGAGATGCACGACGACGGGTTGGCCTACGTCAAGGAAGAACATTGGAAGTCGATTGCTGGGCCAGATGGTGGCAAGGGGGACCCGGCATTGAAGATGGCAGAAGGCATGGCGGCGGTATCGGAGGAAGAGGCCGAAGCCGTTATCGAGTCAGCGGAGGAGTGTCCCGGTGAGTGCATTTTCATTGAGGTCTGATGGGTAGGGTCACTAAGCTGGTTGTTGCGGTCACTGGCCTGTTGGTGGCGGTTGGTACTCTGATCGGGGTGGTTAGTATGAACTTTGGTCGGTCACCGTCCCAGTCGGAGGGTGTGACGATTATTTTGAACAGCCCGGAGGCGTACGCCGAGTTTCTTGCGGAGCATCCGGCGGGATGAGCCGGTTAACTGAGCTTCAGCAGGAAGCGGAGTGGCGTCGTTGCGCGTCTGATGAGAAACATTTTTTGGAATCTTACTGGTATATCGCCCATCCGGCTAAGGGGCGTATCCTGTTCAAGTTGCGGAAAGCCCAATCTGAGGCTTTGGATCATTGGGATAATAACCGTTATTCTCTGACTCTGAAGGCCCGTCAGATCGGTTGGACTACGTTGGTGGCCGCGCACCAGTTTTGGTTGGCGTTCTTTCACGCGGATCAGAACATTATTGACTTGAGCCGTACCGAGCGGGAATCGGTCTTGTTGCTGCGTCGGTCAAAGTACGGTTTTCAGCACATGCCGGATTGGTTGTTGGAGCGTGGCCCGGTGTCGCTGGTGGAGCATCAGCAGAAGATGGCTTTCGATAATGGCAGTATGATCACGTCGATGCCGTCCGCTAGCGACCCGGCGCGTGGCGAGTCGGCCACATTGGTGGTCGTTGACGAGTGGGCGTTCTTGCCGAACCCTGAGGAGGCGTGGGCTTCCATTGAGCCGGTCGCCGATGTGGGGGGCCGTATTGTCGGTTTGAGTACGGCTAACGGGTCGGGTAACTTTTTTCACGAACTGTGGGTTGGGGCGCAGACTGGGAACAACCAGTTCGCTCCCATGTTTTTTCCGTGGTCGGCGTCGGAGGACCGGGACGGTTCGTGGTATGAGTCGAAGCAGGAGTCGATGCTGTCGTGGCAGTTGGCTCAGGAGTACCCGTCTACGCCGGAGGAGGCGTTCATCAAGTCGGGTAACCCGGTGTTCGATTTGGACGTGTTGGAACGGATGAACACGATGGTCCGTCCGGGTGTCATGGGGTATTTGGCGGAACCGTCCCCTCGGGTGGTGGAGTTCAGGCGCGATGCTTACAGTTTGGCATAACCCCGTTGGGGGTCACACTTACACCGCTGGGGTGGACACGGCGGAGGGGCTGGTTCACGGCGACTACTCGTGTATCCAAATGTTGGATGTTCGCACCGGCGAGCAGGTTGCGTGCTGGCACGGTCACATTCCCCCCGACGAGTTGGCGCATGAGGTTTACCGCATGGCGTTGTGGTACAATGATGCTTTGACGTGTGTGGAGTCGAACAACCATGGTTTGACTACTATCGTGCAGTTGCGCCATTTGGGGCATCCGAACTTGTTTCGGAAGCGCACGTTGAACCGTGCGACTACGAAGGTTTCGATGGAGTTCGGGTGGAAGACGACGCGAACGTCGAAGCCGCTGATGATTGACGATTTGGACATGGCGTTGCGGAACGACGAGTTGACGTTACGGGATCGGCATACTATCGCCGAGTTGCGAACGTATGTCCGCAACGAACGGGGGTCCATGTCGGGTTCCCCGTATGATGATCGGGTTATGGCGTTGGCGTTGGCTAACGAGATGCGCCAGTACGCGTTCATGCCTGAGTATGCGCCTGCCGCGGACGACTATTGGACTGTGGATTGGTTCGCTCGGATGATAAAACCGGATGAGAAACCGGATTTGCGCATCGGTTCCCACACGGTGCGTGGGACAGTGTGAACATACCTGTTAGAGAGACTATTGGAGGTTATTGCCTTGGCAGTACGAAACTTTGTGGCGTTTACGAGCGGCACAGAAACGATTGACGGCCCGAAGGGTCAGAACGACAAGATGGAGCGTGGCGGTTCCGTGGTGTCTAACCCGATTTGGGAACCGGCAGCACCGCAATCTCCGAAGCAGCGGTTGACCGACCCCAAGTACGCTAACCAGACCGGTGGTTACGGTGAGGTTTCGGTTCGGGAAACACCGTTCAATCAGCATGGGGTTATCGGCAAGGTCGAACCGGCCAAGCCGCAGCCCGACCTGAAGGGTCACAACGCGGCCCCGCACACCAAGCGCCCGTAACTATGGCTGTCCTCCCACGGGAGGCGTCCTACGGGGAGTTCCGCGACTATGTGGCGGAACGGCGTGGGCCGTTGTCTTGCGCTGAAATAGACGACTTGTGGGAACGCCGCCAAAAACTGTTGACACTCCGTGTCGATACGAGGGTTGGTTGGCGTTCACGGGTGTTAGCTAGCGACGAGAAACATTTGTCTCGCCGCGAGTTGGGAGACAAACGGCTCGCAGAGGCGACAGCGCAGGGCCGTAACGTGGAGCGTTTACCGGACAAGGCGTATTTCTGATGGCTCGCAAAACCCGCGCTGAACAGTACAGCATCACCCACGAGAAGTTGGATTCGTCGGCGCGTTGGCGGGACGAAATGGGTTATGACGCCCTGTGGCGTCGCATGGTGGACTTGTACCGCGGGAAGCATTGGCCGCGGACCACGGTCAGCAAAGAGGATCTGATCGCCGTCAATCTTGCTTTCAGCACAGTGAACGTGATCGCCCCCGCCGTGTCAGTGAACCATCCGAAGATTGTTGTCACTCCGAACAAACCGGAGGACGAGGATCGTTCCGCTTTCGTGGAAGCTGTGGTGAACCATTTGTGGCGTCACCACGATTTCCGCAAGCCTTTCCGCCGTGCCGTTAAGGATTTCCTCATTTTCGGCCACGGATGGTTGAAAGTCGGTTGGAAGTTCTTGGAGCAGGAACGCCAGTTGGGCGACGCGGAGCGCGACGAACTGTTCGCTGAGGCGACGGTCGAAACGGACATGTTCGCTATGGAAAACCCGGAAATGGCCGGTGACCTCCCCGGTGAGCAGCAGATGATGGCCAGTGTTCCTTTGACAACGATGGCCGTGGTGGAAGACCAGCCGTTCATTGAACGTGTATCCCCGTATGACATTTACATCGACCCGGAAGCCACCTGCATAGAAGACGCACAGTGGATAGCGCAACGGATCACCCGACCGTTGGATGAGGCGAAGAAAGACAAACGGTACAAGGCGTCGGTGCGGAAAAACCTGTCCGCAGATTCGATGCTGAACCCGATGTACGCCCCCTCTGACCGGGAGGAACAAAACCAGTATCTGGCCGGGGTTGTGGAACGCACTGTCCTGTACGAGTTTTACGACATTGTGAACAACACCATGTCAGTGGTGCCCCAATCGGGCGACGAGTTCCTAGTGGACCCCATGCCGATGCCATACGCTTACGGTCAGCCTTTCGTCATGTTGCGAAACTATGACGTTCCCGACCTGTTCTACCCGATGGGCGACTTGGAAGCCATCGAGTCGCTACAGCTTGAACTTGACAAGACCCGTTCGCAGCTAATGAACGCCCGGAAACGGTACGCTCGCAAATACTTGTACCACGAACGGTCCTTCGGCCCTGAGGGTCGTGAGGCGTTGGAATCCGAAGATGACGGCAGGCTGGTGCCCGTGGTGGACGAGAACAAGCCGCTGTCGGAGATTGTTGTTCCGATGCCGCAGATCCCGTTGTCGCCGGAGATTTACAACCTGTCCGCTATTATTGAGCAGGACATCAACACGGTGTCCGGCGTGTCAGAGTACGCCCGCGGGTCGATGCCGGAGATTCGGCGCACCGCGACCGAAGCGTCGATTATCGCAGACGCCCAGAACGCCCGCGCTGCGGACAAGCTGGCTATTGTCGAAATCGGTATCGGCCATTTGGCCCGTCGTGTAATCCAACTGATGCAACAGTACATGACAGGCGAGCAGATGGCCCAAGTGTCGGCGGCCGGTGGGGAAACCCTGTTTGTCCCGTTTGCCCGTGATGACATTGTAGGCGAGTACGATTTCAGCGTGGAGGGCGGTTCCACGCAGCCGATGAACGAAACGATCCGCAAACAGCAAGCGGTGTCGTTGATGAACGCGGTGGCACCTTTGGTGGGGATAGTCATTGATCCGGCTGCCCTAGCCAAATACGTGTTACAGACTGGTTTCGGGGTTAAAAACCCGGACAAGTTTATTATCCAACAGCAAACCCCGCAGGACATGGAAGCAGCCTCCGCTGAGGCGGGCGCTGCACC